TGGCACACGACGCTCTCATGCTGAGTGGGCTGATAAAAATAACTTCCGGTGGTTTAGTGAAGACAGTATACCGGACACATGGATTAACGCTAAGAAGCGAGAGGACTTTAAGAATGAGCATTAACGACGCAACGCCACAAGACTGGGACAAGGTAGCCGCTACCGGAGAACCTACGTTTGAATCTTACATGAAGAGGCTGAACTCTCAGGTAGTATTCGATGGCACTAAGCCTGAACCACAATCAGCTTTCCCAGATGACATAGAAGAGTTTGCAGGTTGTTGGAGTGAGTTAGAGAACGACGAGTGGTTAGAGTATCCCTCAGTCGATAAACCTGACCCTGTAAATGCTCCGATACATTACAACGCCGGAAGCATTGAGTGCATCGAAGCTATCGAAGAGTCTATGAGTGCTGACGCATTCCGAGGATACCTCAAGGGCAATTGTATGAAATACTTGTGGCGTTATAGCTACAAGGGCAAGAGCTTAGAGGACGTTCAGAAAGCTCAGTGGTACTTGGATAAGCTAGTAGTGGCGCTTGGCGGATGAAGTGGTGGAGGATATGGGCTAAGTCATTAGGTGAGAAGGTTGGAGAAACAGACCACCAAGCGGACATGGTTGCAGGTATCCGCACCTTCTGGTGGGTTGTCCATATCTTCACATGCTTTATGATTATTGTAAGCAACGCAAAGAATTTAGGTTGGCTATGATGGAAGACAGGAAAGAAGAAAGGCGTGATAGATTTGACCGCAAGAAAAAATTTAAAAAAGAAACGAGGTCTTCGAAAGCGAAGGCGCAACGAAAACAAACAAGAAGGAAAGAAGATGACAGGATATTTATGGGGACTGCTCTGGAGTATTGAGCTAAGATTTGGTATTGGGTTGGACGTTGAGTCTGTTGAAAGCCGACCAGTATGGACAGTTAAAGACGGAAAGCTTGACACGATGCCTTTCTCTGGTCTGGTTATACAGATTCCATTCTTTACTATCTCTATCGGCAATGTATACGAAGAGGCAGATGCGTAATGGCAGAGTTCCTTCTTTTTACATTCTTAGTCGTTTGCTTAGGCTACGGCATTAACGAAACAATAAATCACTGGAGTAACAACGATGACACCAAATAATATTTTACGACTAAAGACAATTGGATTTTTTATTATCTCCCCAATCTATGTACCGCTTGTGGTATGTTGGGAAAACCGGCAAGACATTAAAGACTTTTACAAAGAATGCTGGCAAGTGGCTACCAACACACATGAAGAATTGGAGAAGTAAAGATGGACAAGTACCAACAGTTTATACACAAGTCAAGATATGCACGATGGATTAAAGAAGAAGGTCGGCGTGAGACTTGGGAAGAAACCGTACAGCGTTATGTAGATTTCTGGACAAACCGTGGTCAGATTGACCGGAAAGTGGCCGATAAATTATACAACGCTATACATAGCCTAGAGGTTATGCCGAGCATGAGATGCTTGATGACTGCCGGTGTAGCACTAGACAAGGACAACGTAGCGGGTTTCAACTGTAGTTACCTAGCCATTGATTCGCCACGTAGCTTTGACGAGCTGATGTATGTGTTGATGTGTGGTACTGGTGTAGGGTTCAGCGTTGAACGTAACTTCATTACCAAGTTGCCTGTAGTCGCAGAGTCTTTCCACAAGACTGACAGTGTGATTGTAGTGGGCGACAGCAAGGTAGGTTGGGCATCAGCGTTCCGTGAATTGATTGCGATGCTGTATGCCGGTAAGATTCCTAAGTGGGATATGTCAGGTGTCCGAGGTGCAGGTGAAAGACTAGAAACGTTTGGCGGTAGAGCTTCAGGGCCACAACCACTCGATGACTTGTTTCACTTCTGTGTCGATGTGTTCCGCAAAGCAGAGGGTCGTAAGCTAACATCTATTGAGTGTCACGATGTAGTGTGTAAGGTTGCAGACATTGTAGTTGTAGGTGGTGTTAGACGTTCAGCACTAATCAGCTTGTCCAACTTGAGTGATGGTCGTATGGCTAAAGCTAAGTCTGGTGCATGGTGGGAGAACGATGGACACAGACGTTTGGCTAACAACAGCGTAGCTTACACAGAGAAGCCAGACTTCCAAGCCTTCTTGAATGAGATGCAGACGTTGTATGAATCAAAGTCTGGTGAGCGTGGTTTGTTCAGTCGAGTTGCAGCACAGAAGATTGCAGCACGTAATGGTCGTAGAGACCCAACGTATGACTTCGGCACTAACCCATGCAGTGAAATCATTCTACGAAGCAATCAGTTCTGTAACCTTTCAGAGATTGTAGTTCGAGAGAACGACACAGAAGAAACCTTGAAAGCTAAGGCAGAAGTAGCCGCCATCATTGGCACGTTACAAGCTACGCTTACTGACTTCAGATACCTTCGTAACATCTGGAAGAAGAACACAGAGGAAGAAGCTTTGTTGGGTGTAAGCATGACTGGCATCATGGACAACAAGCTGTTGAGCACTCCTAACAACCCTGAAACTGAAGCATTACTAGAAGGTGTACGAGATGTCGCTATTGCAACCAATAAGAAGTGGGCTAAGAAACTTGGCATTAATCAGTCTACTGCTGTTACGGCTGTCAAGCCTAGCGGTACTGTATCTCAGCTTGTCGATAGTGCTAGTGGCATCCATCCTCGGTTCTCTAAGCATTACATTCGCCGAGTACGTTCAGACAAGAAAGACCCGCTTGCAGTCTTTATGGCGGCAGCCGGATTTCCTGTAGAAGATGACGTTATGTCTGAGTCTTCGTCAGTGTTTAGCTTCCCGGTTAAAGCACCAGAGACAAGCGTAACGGTAAGTGACGTAGGAGCAATGCACCAGTTAGAACTTTGGAAGATGTACCAGAACAGTTGGTGTGAGCATAAGCCAAGTATCACAGTATACTACACTGACAGCGAGTTCCTTCAAGTAGCTCAGTGGATTTGGGATAACTTTGACTTGTGTAGTGGTATTAGTTTGTTGCCTGTAAGTGAACATACGTATCAGCAAGCTCCTTATGAGGACATTAGTCCTGAAGAGTACAAAGCATTGCTAGAGTCTATGCCCAAAGATATTAACTGGACTGACCTACAATACTTTGAACAAGAAGATAACACAACCGGCTCACAGGAATTAGCGTGTACCGGCGGTGCGTGTGAGATTGTATAGGAGATACACATGAAAGCAAAGGAAGCTAATCTAATATCTTTTAAAGTCATTGTAACTTCTTCGGGGGCCATCCTAACGGAACTGGGTGGTCTCCCCGAAGATAAACTACATGAGCTGTTCAGCGGTAGAGAGTTGTCGGTTGTGCGTACAATCATTAGAGAATCTAAAGCTAAGCTTGAGCCGCTACACAATCAGATTGAAAATGAACTAAATGTAATTAGCAACACAGTGCTGTAAAACATAAGGCAATGGCTGAAGTCTTAGAGGATTGGGAGTACCTAGTCGCAGAAGCCTACCACTTAGATTTATCAGCCCAATATGCCGCAGACATTTTGCCTTTAGAAATGTTTCGACCATGGCGGGCTTTAAAGCTTTTACGCTTTGCCTTCATCTTAGCCGACTCACCCGCCTTCGGTTTGCCTGCTGTCTTTGCACCCTGTTCCCCATAGCGAATTGTTTTGACTTTGTCACCCTCTTTTGCCACAACCACATGGCTCTTCTTCGGGTGGTTAGGTGTTCGCTTTGGTTTATTATAGCCTGATACTCCTGCTCTTGCTAGTCGAGGGTCTTTTTTAGCAGCCATTATTTACATACCTTTCCGCCACGGTTAAATTTTTTATTAAGGTCTTGTACGCTTTTATAACTTTTGTGCATGGCTCCTTTAAACATAGGCTTTTCTTTCACAGCATATGCAGTTACTGCTCCACCTACTGTTGCACCTTTAGGCATAACAGCCTTGGGCTTTCGTTTAACGGCTTCACCTGTAATTATAGTGGTCACTGTTCTCATTGGCCCTTGTGTACTTCCAGCTTTAACGCCCTTTCTTCGAACGCCTGTTGTTTTTGTAAACATTGTCATCTTTTCTTCCCCTTATGTAGTCCGTGTTTTGCGTGTTGCTTACCTTTCTTAGTAGCTTCACGCTTCTTTTTATTAGCTGCGGCTAATTTCTTTTTACCTGCCGCTGTAGACTTGAGCTTTGCAATGGTCTTCTTGGGTGCATATACTTCACCAGTCTTTGAAGACTTCTTACCACTAGCCGTTGTCCATTTCTGTGCAGTCCATTTCTTTAAAGACCTTTGTGGTTTTTTAAGTGCCATTACTTGTACCCTCCTCCTTTAGCTTTATATTGTTTAGCTAACATCTGAGCCTTACGTGCAGACCATTGACCGGCTCTTCCTCCTTTAGAGCCGGCCTTGATTCTGTTAAATAAATTCTTACGCATAGTAGGCTTAGTATAGTTACCAGCTTTATTTACCGTAGACTTCTTTTTAGCTGCTGGCATTAGCGTCTACGTCCCATCCCCGGACGACGAGGGCCGCCAGTCATTCGAGGCTTTTTAGCTGCCGCACGTTTTTTAGCTGCTACTTTTTGAAATGCTATAGCTTTTTTCTGTTGCCCTTCTAAAAAAGATTTAGCTTTTAAGTCTTTACCTTTAGAAGATTCATAAGCCTTTAAAGCTTTTTGATATGCGGGTGTATACATAAAAGAATCTGGTGAAGATTTGCTAGGACGCTTAGGAGGACGTACTGGCATAGTAGTATATCTAGGAGCATTTTTTGCTGGGCTTCCTTTTCTAAAAGCACTTTTAGGCTTAGCGCTTGGACGAGTACCTGAAGCTTTCTTACCTGCGGCTTCTTTACGAGCACGTACTTGAGCAGCGGTAGTAGCTAGACTTTCTCCAGTTCTTTTAACTCTTGCTGCTTTTTTAGCTTCTGCTACTTTTCTAGCTGCCATAGCCTTTCTTGCTGCTTCTGACATAGCGATGCCGCCGGTCTTAGGCTTACCCAATTTTGGAAGACCTTTTAAAACTGGTTGCTTCTTAGATGATACTGGTCTTCCTGCTTTTGCTTTTTCAGCTATTCTTTTATAATATTCAGCTTTACCTTTCATCCTTTTATCAGCTTGAGAACCGGGCTTAGGCTTGGATACTTTTGGAAAACCTTTTAAAACTGGTTGCTTCTTAGATGATACTGGTCTTCCTGCTTTTGCTTTTGCTGCTTGTGCTCGTAAAGCTGACTTAGCAGTTTGCTGCTGTGCATATTTTTTCTGAGCTGCTGTAGGTGGCTTAGCACCCGGTCGAGTGCCGGGGCGTGGCTTAGCTTTTGTTGGAGACTTAGCATAGCCTGCTGGCTTAGCTTTATTTTTAGCGTAGCCGCCTGCTGGCTTAGAACGGCGTGTAGGCGCTGAAGGGCCACCTGCAACTCCGCCTGTTGGATTTGGAGCTGGTCTATTAAGCGGGTTGCCTCCGCCAGTAGACTTACGAGGGGTGCGTGTGTTTTGTTTAGGGCCTGCGGGTGCCGGACGTTTTTTCTTTGCGGGCTGAGGGTACATTGCCATAATATTTATTTCCTTAGATTCATTAGTGATTTAGCTCCACGTATACCAAAGGAGCTTGAGATTGCGATAAACAGTAGATACTGATACCATTCGGGTAGTCCTGATAGTGCTTCAAAGCCTAGCTTTGTTCTTACAATTACATCCGTGTCATTCATCGCAATAGCATACCCAATCATAAACACAGGTATGGCTAACACAATAGTCCAAAATTCATCTTTCCAGCTCGACGCAGACGCATCAGCCATCTTAGATTCCCAATCAGCATCATTCTGTATTACAGACATTTTTGCTTCATGCTTCGCTTGTTTCTCCTCAGCCTTGTTTTTAAAGTAACCTCCAACAAGATTGGTTACTGGCCCTATTAATTGTCCAAGCATAATATACTCCTTTACTTTAGCGGGTTAGATAGATAGTCCATTCCATTCCATAGGTCTTCTATCTCTCTGTCAATTGTTTTAAGCTTAGTGTCTAAGCCTTCTAAGTCTTTTGTCATTAGCTCCGCAGTCTTAACAGTGGTTCGCATTGTTTCTACTTCTTTCTCAAGGTCATATACTTGTTTTTGAATTTCAAGCAT